CGGTCGTTCTTCGAGCCGGTGCCCATGGGCGTCGACGCGCAGGGCAACATCGTCACCGCGCCGCTGCACGAGGTGCACGGCCTGATCGGTGGCGGCACCGGCATGGGCAAGAGCTACACCACGCGCCTCGAACTGATGGCCGCCGCGTGCGACCCCACCGTGATGCTGCTGATCCACAACCTGAAGGGCGGGGGTGACTACCGCGGGTTCGCGTCCGTGGCGCACACGCTGCGGTCCGGCACGAGCCGTGCAGACCTGGCGGCGCTCGCGGACGACCTGGCATGGCTTCAGGCGGAGATCGGGCGCCGTGGCCGCATCCTCGAATCGCTGCCGGCGTCCGTGACCCCTGAAGGGAAGCTGACACCCCAGGTGGCCCGCGACTACGACATGCCGCCCATCATGCTCGTCGTCGACGAGGCACAGCGCGCGTTCACCACGGCGGCCGGCGACACGATCGCGGAACGGCTCGACGACGTCGTGCGCACGGCGCGCGCCGTCGGGATCATCGTGCGCCTGGTCACGCAGGGCACGAAGGAAGGCGCGATCCCGTCGAGCATCCTCGACCAGCTCGGGCACCGCATCGGGCACGGCGTCACGAACATCAGCGACGCCAACCTGATCCTCGGGTCGGACGCGCACGGCCGCGGGTACCGCGCCGTCGACATCGAGACACCGGGTGTCGCGTACGTCGGCACCGCGGGCGGGCGCATGGTGCGCACCATGATGGCGAAGGTCGACCTTCCGGAGGTCGAGCGCATCGTCACGGAGGCCGCTGCCCTGCGGCGCGCGGCAGGCACGCTGACCGGGATGGCGGCCGGCGTCGTCGCGCCGGACGAGCACGACGGCGGCACCCGGTCGTTCCTAGGCGACGTGCTCGCGGTGTGGCCCGTCGTCGACGGGAAGCCTGCCGTGAACGCGTGGTCGGCCGCGCTCGCGCAGCAGCTCGTCGAGCGCCACCCCGACGAGTACCCCGCCACCGACGTCGACACGGCCTATGTCTCGCGGCGCCTGACCGACGCCGGCGTCAAGGTCTCGACGCAGCGCATCGGTGGCAAGTCAGCGCGGGGTGCGCGACACGCCGACGTCCTCGCGGCGCACGGGCGCGGGTGAGAACCCGGGTTATCGTGCTCACTGCGTAGCGTTCATCCCTTCGCGGGGAAGGCCCCCGCAACCGGACACCAGACACGGTTGCGGGGGCTTCGCTATGCCCGGGATCCATAACTATGCATACGGATGGTCATACCATCGCGACATGCGATCAAAGCCCATCGGAACCCGCCGTCCCGCACCCGCTCGCGACGTCACGCGCCGCAAGGCCCTACGGCCTGAACCTGCCACCCTGCGCACCCCCGCGGACCTGTACCCCGTCGACGTGACCACGAACATCGGTCCCCGAAACGGGAAGCGCGACCGGTTCGCGCGCATGATCATCACCGACGAGTTCATCTACGTCGCGGCGTCCCGCAACAAGGGGAAGGACATCGACAGCGTCACCAGGTACGCGCTCCCAGACGGCGAGCCAATCCAGACCGCGGCGAAGCGCGGGTCATGGGGGCCGTTCTCCTGGTCGGGCTGTGGCTGCGGGAACTCGTGGGGACTCCACACCCGGGTCAAGCTCGTCGAGATCGGCAACGCCGCAGCAACGGACGCCTAGGGTACGGTCATGGGCCTGTTCCGAAACGCTGACGAACCGATCACGGCGGCAACGGTCCGGTCATTTGACCGCATACCGAACCATCCCCGGACAAGCCTGATCGACACGGACCTGTGGCACATCTACCGGTGTGTCCCGGAGGTTCACTACGCCGTCAACCAACAGGCCCGCCTGGTCGGCCGGCTGGACTGGCGCCTCAGTATCGAGGGTGACGAGGTCGACGACTCCGAAGAGGTCATGCGGCAGGCGTTCGGCAACGACCTTCGTGGCATCGCGACCTACGCGGCGATCCATCTTCAGGTGGCGGGGCAGTTCTACCTGATCCGCACCCCGCAGAGCCAGGCCGGTAAGCCCCGGTGGCGCATCATCCGCTCGCCGCTCCCCCACGATCAGAAGAAGGTCGCGGAGGCCGCTACCGCCGTCGTGCAGGTGGTCATCGAGGACCCGGCGCTAGACGAGCGCGCTGACTCCCCGGTGATGGCCGTGAAGGACATCGCGACCGAACTCATCCTGACCCGGGCGCAGGCCCGCGCCACCGCGAGGAACCGCACCGCGCAGCTCTTGACGGTGCTGTACCCGAAGGAAGGGGCCGGCCCCGACCCGGAGGCGTTCGAGCGCAAGATTGCCAAGGTCATGATGGACCCGCTGACGGACGAAAAGTCGGCGTCCGTCGCGGTGCCGAACCTGATCGGGTGGCCGCAGCAGTACATCGACGGGTGGAAGACACTCGACTTCACCGGCCCCATCGACGAGCGGCTGCACGAGCGCGTCGACCGGCTGATTCGTCAGCTCGCCGTCGGCCTCGACATCACGCCGTCGCTGCTGCTGGGCCTGGAAGACTCCACCCACTGGACAGCGTGGGCATCCCAGGAAGACAACTGGTTGGGGCACGTCGAGCCCCTGGCGGCGCCCGTCGGGCAGGCCATGGCTGCGGCTATCGCGATGCTCACCGGCGCCGACGTCGACGCCATCGAGATCACGCCGGACCCGGCACCGCTGCTGAAGCGTCGCCCCGCGATCGCTGACGTGCTCGCGGCGTGGGAAGCGGGCCTGGTGTCCGACGAGTGGGCGCGCGAACAGCTCGGAGCCCCGGAGTCGGAGTCTGGCCCCGGGCGGCAGCAGATCGAGGCCGGCCCCCAGCCGGATCAGGAAGCGAACGCCGAACCGGTCATCGAGGTGTCAGAGCAGCGGCAGATCACGCAGGCGACGCAGCCGACCACCGCGGCGATCGGCGCGCAGGGGGTCGAGATCGACGGGCGGCGCCTGGCGGAGATCGACGAACAGGCTTACGCGTCGTTCCAGGATCTCGTGCAGGACATCGCTGACCGGGTGCTCGAAAAGCTGGGCGCCCGCATCCGGTCCCTGTCGCAGGGACGACCTGGCATGGCGCTGCCCCGCGACGTGTCGAACATCGAGATCGCACGCACCTACCAGGGGGAGATCCCGAACGCCGAAGCGACGCTGACACAGACCGCGCAGGAAGCCCTGGTGCGGGTGCTGCGGATCATCACCCGCGCACAGGGCAGGATCCGCGCCATGGGCATCGACATCCCGACGTCGACCGCAGAGGATCCACGGGTGATCGGCGCCAGTGAAGCGTTCCTGGCCGCCGTCGGGTCGGTGGTCGCGGCGATCCGCGGTGGCGGCACGGGAACAGCCGAAGCGAGCATGTCGGCCCGGCAGATCGCGACCATTGCCGGCGGAGGTGAAGCGTCGGATTTTGGGGGGGCCGTCAGCGGGATAGCGCTGGCGGCGTCGACGATGGCAGTTCTGCGACGTGACCACCAGCTCGCACCGGTCGAATCGGCTGGTGGCGGCACGCTGTACCGGTGGCTGCACCTGTACCAGGGGCTGCACCCGCACCCGGTGCACCTGTCCCTGAAAGACGCACTGGTGGACCAGATTCCCGTGTTCGCTGGCGGGTTTCTCGCGTTCCCCGGGGATCATGCGGGGTGTGAGTGTGTCGCGGCGCCGGCGGAGCTGGTGCGAGTCGACACGGGATGGTCACAGCTTCAACCGACCCTGGGAGGATGACGAGCGTGAACGATGCACTGGCGAATTTCAAGCTGGCGAAGCTGCGGCAGGGCTTCGTCGACAAGGCACTAGCCGCGGCGGTGATCGGGTCGACTGACCTGCCGATCGCAGCGCGGGACCTGGAGTGGGACGGCGCAGGCGCGCGACGGCGCGTGTTCGAGCTGTACACCGACGAGGGCGGCAACGTGGACACGGAAGCTGTGTCGCGCGCGTTCCTGTACCGCGACGCCGACGCCGACCCGACCACGATGGGCGCCTACTCCCTGGGGTTCGCGGACGTCGTCGACGGCGAACTGCGGATCGTGCCCCGGGGTGTCGCGGCTACCGCCGGCGGGCGCGGGGTGGGCGCCGCGGACATCCCAGCGGACGAGGTCCCCGGCATCGAGGCGCGTATCTGCTCCCTGTACGGGCAGATCCGCGACGAAGACGAGACGTGGCCACCGTGCCCGTTCGGTGACTCCGGAGAGGACGACGACTGATGGACCCCCTGAAGCGGTACGGGGCGCTGAAGCTCGCGCAGCGGTTCAGCCAGCGCATGCGGGGCAGCGCCGACTGCGACACGTGCCCGACGCTGCTGACCGCGCCTGACGGCGTCGTCGTCACAGACAAGCCCATCGCCGCAGCGGCCACCACGGTCGCGCAGGCCGTGGTCTACCCCGCCGACCACTTCGCGAAGTGGGACGCGCGCGGCAACGCCATGCAGCCGCTCACGTTCCACCCTGACGGGCGCATCACTGGACACATCGCTGGACAGGGATGCTTCCGCAACGGCGACATGACCAGGTGCCAGCGGTACCAACCCGACCCGGACCCGAAGCTGTCCAACTTCCACTCATGGACCACCACGCTCGACAACGGGGAAGTCATCCGCACCGGTGTCCTGACCGCCGGCGGGAAGCACGCGGATCTGTACGCCGGCATGACGGCGTCGGACGTCCGCCGCATCCATGAGGACACATCCACCGTCGTCGCGCGGGTACGTGCGTGGGAGGATGGCAGCGGGCGCCTCGCGGTGGCCGGAAGCATCGTTCCGACCATCGATCCGGGCTTTCTCTCACAGGCCGCAGGGGCGCCGGTGAGCATCGAGCAGATCCCCACGTTCGAGACGAACGGCCGGAACACGCTGGTGTCCGCACACATGGTCGTGCACCCCGCATGGCCGGTGCTGGAGACCGCTTCGTGAGGGTCGCTGTCTTCGCGCAGGGGTTCGCGTACGGGCGCGGGCGCGCCACCACCGTCGTCGAGCTGGTGGTGCCGCTCGCGCTCCGTGGTCACGACGTCGACGTGTTCGTGCCGTCGCCCCGGTTCGTGCAGCCCATCGACGCACCCCTGACCGTGCAACCGCTGGGGCAGTACCGCTCCGACACCCGCTATGACGTCGTGCTGTACAACTCCGGGCTACCGTCCGGCACGCTGGGGCTGATCAACCGTGCACGAGCGAAGCGGCTGATGTTCCAGCACAGCTACCAGACCAACGACCCGGGCCTGCGCCTGGCCGACATGGTCTGGTACCCGTCGAACGCGTGCGCCGCGGTCGACAAGGGCAGCCGGTACCGGAAGATCGTCGTGCCGCCACCGATCGACCCGGACCGGTACCGCACGAAGCCCGGACGCAAGGTCGGGCTGTCGCTGTCGTCGCCGTGGAAGGGCGGCGCCGTCGTCGCGTCCGTCGCCCGCTCGCTGCCGCAACACCGCTTCCTGGTCGTGAAGGACGGGCGCGGCAACGGCGTCTCACTGTTCAAGGGACTGCCGAACGTCGAGCTGGTCGAGTTCATGGACCCGCGCGAGTTCTACGCGCAGTGCCGCGTGCAGGTGTTCCCGTCTCGCTCCGAGTCGTACGGGCGTGTCGGCGTCGAGGGGGCCGTGTCCGGCATCCCGCTGATCGCGTCCAACGACCCGGGCATCAGGGAAGCCATGGGCGGCCACGGCATCTACGTGGCCCGCACCGACATCCCGAAGTGGACACGCACCGTCAACCAGCTCATGACCGACACGAAGGCGTGGAAGGCCGCGAGCGCAGACGTCCGCAAGCGGGCGGCGAAGATCACCTACCAGCGTGACCAGCTCACGTTCGTGCGGCACGTCGAGACGCTAGCGCAGTGATGTACGGCACCCAGCGGGAACCCAGATGGCCACGGGGTGCCGGACACGCGCGAGCCTAGGCGCTACTATCCGGGTAGGCGACTGTCTGTCAGGCAGGCCACGTGACCATTCCGTGCCCTGTCGAAAGGAACAGACATGGCAAAGCCCGATCCGCTCAAGATCCTCGCCGCGCTCGACGGCGACGACAAGCCCACCACCGCCGACCTGAACGCAGCGCAGACGGAGCTGAAGGAAGCTCTCGACGCCGCGACGAAGGCGGACACGCCGGATCTCGACCTGGCGAAGGAGCTGCACGCCGGCGTGCAGGCCATCGGCAAGGAGCTGGACAAGCGCGCCGACGAGGACAAGAAGGCTCGCGAAGAGCTGAAGGCCCTGCGCACCGGCATCTTCGACGACGACGACGCGAAGGCCGCAGCGGACGCGAAGGCCGCAGCGGACGCGAAGGCCGCAGCGGACGCGAACGGCGGTGACCCGAAGGCCGGCGACGACCCGAAGGCCGGCGACACGGACCCGGCAGGCGCTGACCCGAAGGTCGCGGAGCCCGTGGCTGCGTCCACCGGTTCGTCCATCGTGGCCCGCATCAAGGCCATGGCGAAGGACCGCGTGCCGGAGGCCCCCGCACCCGTCGCGAAGCGCGGTATCCGGCACAAGGGTGTCGGCGTCGCGTCGAACTTCGAGCTTGACCGTGGCGACTTCAGCGAGCTGGGCGCGCTGTTCTCGACCCACGCCAAGCAGATCATGAACCCGGGCAACCCGGGCCACCTGTTCCGGCTGAACCGCGAGTTCGACGAGTCGCGGCAGCTCGGGTTCAACGTCGACCTGAACAACCAGCGCATGCTGTCGTGGTTCGGTGCTGGTCAGGGGCAGCAGACGCCGCTGGCCGCCGCGTGTGGGCTCTGTGGCCCCGGCGACGTCGACCACACGCACCCCGTGTGCTCGGAGGAAGGCCGTCCGATCCGTGACGCGCTGCCGCAGTTCCAGGCCACGCGCGGCAAGATCACCTTTGCCCCGGCCATGAGCATCGGTGACCTGTCGCAGAACGTGTCCATCTGGACACTGGAAGACGACATGGCCGCGTGCGCCGCCGACTCGCCGGAGTCGCCCGGGGTGTCCCCGACGAAGCCCTGCCCGCCGATCCTGTGCCCCGAAGAGCTGACCTGCGCCACCGACGCCGTCGTGCGCTGTGTGACCGTGGGCAACTTCCAGGCGCAGTTCGCGCCGGAGTTCTGGGCATCGTCGCTCGCGCTGCTCATGGCGGAGTTCGACCGCGTCGCAGAGCAGAAGATCATCGAGGAGATCCACGCCGCGTCGGTCAACCTGGGCGTCGTCGACGGGTGCAACACGCTCGCGTCGTTCCTCACCGGCATCAACAGCATCGTTGCCGCCGACCGTTCCGCGCAGCGCAACATGACCCGCCGGTACCGGGTCATCGCGGACGCGTACATCCGTGACTACCTGCGCAACCAGGTCATCACGAACCTGGGCGTCGCCAACAACATCGGGTCGCTTCAGCTCGCGGACGCCACCATCAACGCGTGGCTCAACGACGTCGGCGTCACCCCGGTGTGGACGTTCGACGGCACGTTCGA